GCAGGAAGGTGGCCGAGAAGGCGGGCTCGCCCTCGCCGTTGACCGCCTTGGCGGTCCACAGCTCGGGGAAGGCGATGCGCACGTTGTTCAGACGAATCTTCATTTTACGCTCCTAGGCATAGAGGGATCGGGTCAGACCAGGTCGGTCAGTGGTTCGGCCGCCGAGACGTCGTCGAAGTCGTCCGCGGTCGGGGTAACGACGAGCGCTGGGCGCTTGTCGGACTCGGGGGCAACCGACGGCTTGCCGTCGGAGCGCGTGATGAGGGACTGCAGCTTCGGCCACTGGCGCGGGCCGATCTCGCCGGCCTTGGCCAGCTTCTCGGCCGCGGTCGGGCTGATCACACTGTAGTCGTACATCTGGTCGTGCTTCAGGCGCATCGCCTTGAGCACCGACTCGGCCTCGGTCTCGTCGATCCAGCGACGGGCGCCGCGCCGGCCCTCGACCAGCTTGAAACCGGGCACCGGGCGACCGGCGACCAGTTCCGACTCGACGGCCGCGCGAACGGCCTTGCACCAGGCCTCGATCAGGTCGACCGCGCCCATCAGATTGCCCAGCACCGCGGCGTCCGTGCGCTCGATGCGCTCGATCGCGGCGGCGAGCTGCGGCGCGACGGGTTGCGAGACGTCGACGAAGTCATCCGCCACCGTCGCGAGCACGTGGTCGCGCAGCGCGCCGCAGGTCCACTTGGCGCGGCAGAATCGGCACTGCTCCTCGCCCGGCGTGCGCTCGGCGTCGGGTTCGAGCGCCGCGAACGCACAGGCGCGCGCCCGCAGGCCGAACTCGCGCAGCTCCTCGACCGTGCAGTCCCACTCGGACAGGTGGTCCAGGCGCGGCTGGTGGATGACCAGGCGCACGCGCTCGGCCTCGCCGATGACGTCGAGCTCGTGCAGCGCGCCCAGCGCGTAGAGCATCAGCTGCTCGTTGCGCTCGGCGTCGACCTTGACGCCGCGGCCGTACTTGAGGTCGTGCACCTGGATCTCCGCGCCGGCGTCGGTGATGACCACCGCGTCCGACGTGCCGAACTGGTCGGGCACGTCGACGACGTGGGAGAAGTCGACGCGCCGCTCGATGAGCAGCTCGCCGCCGGCGGCGTACTCGCGCACCGTGTCGACGTAGCGCTGGACGTGGCCGGCCATCTCGTCGTCGACCACGAACGTGCGGGCCGCGCTACCGGCCTCCCATCCCCCGGCGAGCCACTCGCAGCGGCCCTCGGCCTTGCTGACGAGGATGCGCCGGCCGAGGAAGTCGGCGACGGCGGCGCGTTGCTGCGCCAGGCACTCGGACGCCAGGAAGTGCGCCGCCGTGCCCTCGTCGGCGAAGGCCGAGGACTCGTCGGGCAGCGCGGCCTCCGCGGCGATGCTGCCGGCGCAGCGCATCCAGCGGTGCGCCGACGACGGCGACAGGCGGGCGTGCGCGGCGCTCACGCCGCCTCCGCGATCACGCTGGCGTAGACGTCGGGCTTGAGGTCCTTGGCGCTGGCCACGCCGTAGCGCGCCAGCAGGTCCACGACCGCCTCACGGCCGCGCGTGCCCGTCATGCGGATCAGCGCCTTCTTGACCTCCTCGTACGCCGGCGGCTGCGCGGAGGGCTCGGCCTTCGGCGCGGGCGCATCGTCCACCGCCGCCTCGGCAGTAGGCGGCGTAGGGGCAGTCGTCGCCTGCGCGCTCGGGGCACGGGTGGACTTGGGGGGCGTGGCGGCCCTCGCAGCCGCCGGCGTCGGATCCTTCGGCGCCGGTGCGGCGGGCCCGGCGTGCACGGGTTCGGGCTCGGGCGGCTCGCCGCGCGGCGACAGCGCCGAGACGCCCAGGCGCGTGAGCAGCTCGGTCAGGGTGCGCACCGCCTCGGTGTTGGCGGCGATGGTGGCTTCCAGGGACATCGGTCACTCCTTGGCTTCGAGAGCCTGTTGCAGTTGGGACAGGGCGTCGGCGAGGTCGCTGACGGAGGTGGAGATGCGCCGCTCGCGCACCAGCGCGCGGCGCAGCGCTTCGGGGGTGTCGATCCCCTCGTCGATCAGGACCGCCGCGATCCCGCGCAGGTCCAGGTGGCCGTAGTCCTGGTGCAGCGCAGCCGCGGTCTTGACGTCCTCGACCGTGTCGAGGTCCGCGTCGTCGAGGACGGCCACGCGCTCGGCGTCGTCGAGCGCGGCCTCGAAGCGGCGCAGCAGCTCGCGCTCGAGGTCGGTGGACACGAGCGGGTCGAGCTCGAGGTGCGCGTGCCGCGCGAAGGTGCGGTCGTCGAGGTGCCGGTACATCACAGCACCCCCAGCACGGCCAGGGCAGCGAGCACCACCGCGACGACCGCCAGGCCGAACCCGACGATGCGATCCGGGTCGCGCGCGGTGCGCAGCGGTGCGCTGGCGGTGCGCGGCGCGAACACCTGGTCGGCGGGGCGGGGGTGGAAGGCGCGGTTCATTCGGCACCTCGCGCAGCGCGCAGCAGATCGGCCACGTAGCCGAGCCCTGTCCACGTGTCCACGACCGCACCGACCAGCAGCACCACGAGCGTGCCGGCGACGGCGACGACCGCGAGCACGACGAGACCGGCGAGCATCTCGACCGCGCGGCGCTCGTCGTCCGCATGCTGCCGCGCGGCGCGGTCCAGCGCACGGCGGGTGGCAAGACCGGGCGTCACGACCAGTCCTCCGCGGGCTCGGCCACCGGCGCGTGCGCCTGCTCGGCCTGCGCGCGGATGTCCGCGTCGGCCGCGATCGTGTCGATCAGGTCGGCCGCGAGGCTGCGCAGGTGCATCGCCAGCCGCGAGTCGTGCGCGCGCAGGTCGAGCGCCGCAGCCAGCAGCTCGGCGACGCGCACGTCGAGCGCCTGGCCGTTGACGCGCACGTCGCACCAAGCCGTCGAGCGGTCCTCGAAGTGGCCGACGAGGTTCAGCGGCTCGGCGACGATGCGCCGCGCAACCGCGTGCGCGGTGTCGTCGATCGCCTGCGCGAGCTCGTCGGCGTCGTGCATCCGGGCCATCGCGGCGTCACGCGCCGCGTCGACTGCTGCTGAGATTTGGTCCATCACGCGGCCTCCTTCTCGGCCTCCGCGGCCGGCGTCCAGATCGCGGCGTGCGCCTCGATCAGCGAAATCGCGGCGGCGTACTCGCGGCCGTGGTTGCTGTCGCCGTGCGTTTCGACGACGGCGGCGCGGAATTTGTCGAGCGAGCCGAAGAAACACCCGGTACGCACCATGATCCCGGCGTCGGTGATGTAGGAGGCCAGATAGTCGGAGCGCGATCCGATGGGACCGATCATCAGGATCGGCCTGGCGCCGATGAGCTTGTTGTAGCCCAGGTTCGCGCCGCGCAGGTTCGCGCCGCTCAGGTCCGCGCCGCTCAGGTTCGCGCCGCCCAGGTTCGCGTCGCCCAGCTCCGCGTCGCGCAGGTTCGCGCTGCGCAGGTACGCGCCGCCCAGGTCCGCGCCGCCCAGCTCCGCGTCGCGCAGGTTCGCGCCGCCCAGGTACGCGCCGCCCAGGTCCGCGCCGCCCAGGTCCGCGCCGCGCAGGTCCGCGCCGCCCAGGTTCGCGCCGCCCAGGTTCGCGCCGCTCAGGTACGCGCCGCCCAGCTCCGCGCCGTTCAGGTTCGCGCCGCGCAGGTACGCGCCGCTCAGGTCCGCGTCGCGCAGGTCCGCGCCGCGCAGGTACGCGTCGCGCAGGTTCGCGCCGAGCAGGTCCGCGCCGCGCAGGTACGCGTCGCGCAGGTTCGCGCCGAGCAGGTCCGCGCCGCACCTGACAGCACCGACAACCACATCACGCAGCGTCTCGCCGCCGGCCGCGTACAACACCGCACCGGTGTATCGGTGCTTGATCTCCCATCGCTGCATCGCTGCCTCCGCTGCCCCCGGCCGGCGGGCCGTTGTCATGGGGCGATGGAGAGCAGTCTACGTGCAGTAGACCTTAACTGTCAACTGTCCGTAGACAAAATGCCTGCGACTTCGCTCGACCTCGGTCTTCTGTTCGTCATCGTCCATGGTCGGGAGACGGTAGCTCTCGTCCGCATCGACGTGGTCTACCGGCAGTTGACCGTCAAGGTCTACGCACGGTAGACTTTCTGGCATGAGCACCGTACTGACCGAATTGACCGAGCTGCGCGAGTACGCGGAAGCGAACGGCGGGATCACGGCAGTTGCCTCCTCTCTTGGGGTGACGAAGGGCGTGTTCTGGGCGTGGCTCAACCGCGGGCAAGTCCCACCCCAGATGTGCCCGCGCATCGTCTCGATCACGGACGGCGCGGTGCGGCACTGGCACCTGCGCCCGGACGACTGGTACCTGATCTGGCCCGAGCTGATCGGGGTCGACGGGGCGCCGGCTGTGCCGGCTACCGAGCGCGTCGCCTGATGGCTGCGGCGCCGCAGGACGCCCACATGGCCGCAGGCAGCGGTGAGCCTCTCGTGGAGCTTCGCGGCATGGCGCCGCGCCGCGCCGGCTCGTGAGCATCCTCGAGGCGATCAGCTCGTGCCGGCGCCAGGCGCGCAACGACCTGGTCGTGGAGATCCTCAGCGAGTGGGCGGCGGCGCGTGAACATGAGGCGATGCTCTTGCAGCGGGTGCTGCGGGGCAATCCGCCGTCGACGGAACCCGAACGGAACTCGACGCCGTGACACTGCCCGACTGGACCGCGCAGGCCCGCGCGCTGATGCGCCAGGGCTACCTCACCATCCCGATCCGCCCGGGCCACAAGCGCCCCGCGCTGGCGTCGTGGCAGCGCGCCAGGCTGGGGCCGGCCGACCTGCCGCGCTTTGCCGGCCACGGGGTCGGCGTGCTGACGGGGCAGGGCGCGCAGCCGCTGGCCGCGCTCGACGTGGACACCGGCGACGCGGAGCTTGCCGAGGCGTTCGCCTGCTGGTGCCGCGAGCACCTGGGCTTCGCCGGCGAGCGCGTGGGCAACGCGCCGAAGGTGCTGCTGGTGTACCGGGCGGCCTCGGCCGGCTGGGGCAAGGCTGCCTCGGCGTGGTTCACGGACGCCGGGGGCGCTCGCCACCGGCTCGAGGTGCTCGGGCGCGGGCAGCAGTTCGTCGCGTACCACGTGCACCCGGACACCGCCCGGCCGTACGTGTGGACCGACCCGCTCGGGGGGCTGGAAGAGCTCGCGCCCGAGGACCTGGCCGTGTTGACGGCGCAGGGCATCGAGGAGGCGATCGCCGAGTTCGAGCGCCTGGCGCTCGCGGCCGGGTTGCGGCGCGAGGCGGGCAGCAGCGCGCGGTCCGCGGGCGCCACGCAGGACGCCGGCACGGCGGACCCGCTGATGGCCTACGAGCCGCCGGTTGGCCTGGAGCCGCGTCGCGTCGCGCAGTTGCTGCGCTCGATCGACAACGAGGACTACGGCACCTGGATCAAGGTCGGGGCGTCGCTGCACCACGAGTACGAGGGCGGCGTCGCGGGCCTGGACCTGTGGGACGCCTGGAGCGCCTCGGCCACGAGCTACGTCGGTCGCGAGGACCTCGAGCGGCGCTGGGAGTCGTTCGGGCGCTCCGAGCGCACGCCGATCACGGCGCGCTGGCTGCTCAAGGTGGGCCGCGACGCCGAGCGCGAGGCGGCGCTGGCCGCCAAGCGCGCGGACCTCGAGCAGGCGCGCTTGGCGATTGCGGCGTGCGAGGACTCGATCGAGCTGCTCGGGCCCGTGGCGCGCGGCGCCGGCGCCGCGGCCGACGCCGACCTGGCGCTGCGCGCCGAGCTCATCGGCGCCCTGCGGGCCCGGTTCAAGGCGCTCACCGGCACGATGCTGTCGGTGCCCGAGGCGCGCGCGGCGCTGCTGACCGGCTCGCGCGTGGCGCGCGCGGCGCAGGCCGCCAGCGCGGCCCCCTCCGGCGGACGGCGGCGCGACACCGAGATGGGCCTGGCCGAGCGCGTCATCGACGCCTACGGCGAGGGCCTGATGTACGTGGCCGAGACCGACCAGTGGTACCGGTGGTCGGGCGTGTGCTGGCGTCGCGCGCCACAGGTGGAGATCGAGTTCCTGGTCAAGGAGACGATCCGCGCGCTGCCCGCCGAGCAGGCGCAGATCGCCAACGAGCAGGACAAGGCGGCGTTCTTCGAGTTCTGCCGCTCGGCGCAGAAGTACCGGATCGTGCAGGCCGTCATCGGCCTGGCGCACTCCGACCCGCGGGTGGTCGTGCCCTGGTCCGGCCTGGATCGCGAGCGCATGCTGTTCGGCTGCGCCAACGGCGCGATCGACCTGCGCACGGGCGCGCTGCGGGCCCCGAGGCCGGACGACCGGATCACGACGATCACGTCGATCGAATACGACCCGCGCGCCCGCGCACCGCTGTTCGAGCGCACGCTCGACGAGGTGTTCGCCGGCGACGAGGGCCAGGTGCGGTTCTTCCAGCGGGTCGTGGGCTACGCGATGCTCGGCAACCCCTGCGAGGACGTGCTGCCGATCCTGTTCGGCTCGGGCAGCAACGGCAAGAGCACGCTGATGACGATCATCCGCGAGGCGTTCGGCGAGTACGCCACCAGCGCCGCGGCCGAGACGTTCACCAGCCTGGGCGGGGCCAAGGGATCGACGGGCGGGCCACGGCCCGACCTGCTCGAGCTGCGCGGCAAGCGCCTGGTCCACGTGGCCGAGCCCGACGAAGGCGCCGAGCTGCGCGAGGGCCTCATCAAGTCGATGACCGGCGGGGATCCGATCCCGGCCCGAGGGATGTACTCGGGCACGATGGTCGAGGTGGTGCCCACGTGGGTGACCTTCATCC